CTCCTGGAAAGGCACAGTTGATGACGTGGGAAATCCCGTATTTGCGGACAAAGGGTGGGGTCAGCACCGATCCAGGCCCGACGAGGATGCGGGGATGGAAGTAGGCGGGAGGCTGGCGAAGATAGTCTGGAACCGGGGCCAGCATCTACCTCTTCCCGGGGAGTTGTCTTTTAATGGTCACACGCAGGAACTCCCCCTCCAGCGACTCCACACCATCCGGACGTGAACCCCTTCTCTTGCCGGCAGGGACACGCCCGACCAGCCCGGACCCGAGAGAGCTCCTCTTCATGACGAAGCTGCTCGGTGGCCTTCTGCATCCGTCGGCGGTTCGCATAGGGTTCCCATCCGTCCTTGGCGATCAGTTCCATCTGGCGAAGCGTCCAGGCAAACGAGGCTCCGCTGTGGCCCTTGAACATCATGCGGGCGCTGAGGGCGGAGAGTTCAGGGTCCGTGCTGAACATAAATCCATCCTTTCCGGGGGTGGAGGGGAGACGGAAGTACTCCCAGAGGTCTGCGGCCGTAATCGCATCATACGCGTCGCTGAGCATCGTGGCATCCATCTCCTGGAATCCGAGTGATGTGAAGCGCTCCATTGTGTGTAAAAACGGTCGCCTTGAAGACAAGGCGGTCCGTTTTCCGATGGATATCGGAGGGTATATACGTACAGTGCTTGAGCAAGGAACTCTAGATCTCGAGATCTACCGAATTCGTCAGTTGATGATTGGGGCCGAACACAATCGGCATTCTGACCGAAGGCATCATGCCCACAACGTGTCTATGTTAACAGCGGTCTTCAAGGCCTTGCTCTCAGCCAAAGAGGCCCGACAAAAAGGTATTCAGGAGGTTCGTGAGGACAACCGTCGCACCACCTAGGATGGCTGCACCCGTCCAGCTGACGACGCCCCCGGAGGTGTAGGCGTTCGGAACGTACTGGAGGAGGAGATTGCGGGGAACGGAGAGCGAGATGATGGCACCCGCAAGGAAGATGGCGATGTAGAGGGTGGTGTTGGAGAGCATAAAGCGCATGGCGGGGAGGCTCGGCTTGAACGACGGCGCCATCGCGGAGTGGCCGCCCGACATGACACTCGGAACGCCCATCATGGGAGGCTGAGACTGAGGACCCTGGGGCGACGGGAGGAGCGCATCTAGCGAAGTTGAATCGTCCATTTGTTTATGAAGGAGAGGAGCTTTCGCACGACGCGTCTTCTACGCGGTATTTGAAGCATTTCCCGTCCAGCCGAACAACTTTGTCCACCATGTCCTTGAGGGGGAGGGCTGGCGTCTTTTCAGCTGTATACGTCCGGTGAAAGAGCAGAACAAAGACTCCCAGCCCAATCAGGAAAGAGAAGAAGGGTGCGGCGCGCTGAATCGCAAACGAAACACGCTCTCCGGTGACGAACGCCATTATGTACTTGCGAGCAAATTCAGTGACGTGGGATCAGCTGTGCAGGGAACCTCTTCCGACACGAACCGGACACAGCCCGAGTCCACATGATACGGGCTTGAATCCGCGGGGGAGGGGAGCACCTTGACGCGGCGAGTCGGGGGGACGAGAACGGTTGAAATCAACATTCCGACAATGGCTCCGGCAACAACCCAACGTGCGTCGAGCATTATACAGAGGCGCTAAAAACCTCAGCTGCCTTCCTCTGCCGCCACCTTGGCTGTGACGATCCCATTGGCGCGGATGAACTCGGCAATGGCGGGCGCAAAGAAGGAGAGACCAAATCCAGACAGTGGGAGAACGGCCGAGAGCGCCGTCATAGCGATGGTCACATACCGCATCCCATATTCGGTGTAGGTCGTCAGGGTAATGACGATACTGGAGACGTAGAGAAAGGTGAGCACCGCCGTCCCGATGACGGCCCAGATAGACGCTGCGAGGTTTTTCCATGGGCTCATGGCGGATTCGTAATCAAACCCCGGATCCGGTTCTCCAGCCTTCTCTCCGAGGGCAAACTTCTGCCCTTCCGGGATTTTCGCAGTGCGCGTTTGCCCGTTGGCATCCGTATAGGTGACCGTCAACCGACGTCCCTTGACGATGTTCGCAGAATTGATGTTCGCAGTCTCTTTCTCCTTGGTCTTTTTCTCTGCGAATTCCTGCGTTTTGATGTCCAGACAGGTTTGGTCACTCGGACCGCAGACATCTTCTGCGAGCGCTTTGACCTCAGCCTGTTCGGGACCACTCAAGGTCGTCGTCCCTACGCCGCTGGCTCTGTCCACCAGCGGAATGATGGAGGAATCCACCGTCATGTCAATCGCGCCTCCCGATGCAAGCTTGTCCTGCAGGGATTTGAGAACGTTTGTGGAGGCGAAGTCGTCTCCAAAGGTTGCCGACTGGATGGACACCATTGTTATTAATTCGCAAAGACTAGATTGCCGAGACCCGACACGATGCGGAGGAAGTTGATCGCTTCCACGTAGACGCCCACGGTATAGGTGTAGACAAAGATGACGTTGTCATTGCCCTGGACAACGGTCACGAGGTCGCTCGGATTGTAGACGAGGCTTCCGTCGGGATTGCGCATGTTCACATTGGCCGCCGGAATGATGGTCGGATTCTGGCTGAAGATCGTGGACTTGAGGACGCAGACAATGCTGGTGGTCGCGGCTCCTGTTGTCGTGCTCGCCTGCGGAAGGGGCTGCTGAAGTGTCAAGCGAAGAATGACCTTGTTGAAGAGACTGCCGTTGACGGCTCCACTGGGCTGATACTGGTCGTGGTCCAGCGCAAACGAGTACATGTAGACACCAGGAAGTCCCGGGGTATCACCAGTCGTGTGGCGATACATCTGGAGCAGCGAGAAGTAGGGCAGAGGCTTGGTCTGGAACCGTTCCTTGGCATCAAAGAGCAGCACGCCGTCAATCAGCGGATCGCGAGGGAAGACGGAGGAAATCTGCTGCTGTCCGGACGAATACATGGTCAGAGGACCGATCGTTCCGGCTGGAGTCCAGGGGGCCCGGTTGGGGTCTGGCCAGTTCGTATAGTTGTCCCAGTCATTCGCGAGAAGTCGGTCTGACCGATGGGTGGCAAACACAACGCGCGTCACGAGATTGTACATGGGAATTTCCAGGTCTGTGTTGCCTCCGAACTGGCCTTCCTTCCCGACATACCGTACCGTTTTGATGAGCACGGTCGTATCCGCCTTGGCGATCTGATTCCACTCCGTTTCGGTGAGGTAGATGAAATTGCCCTCCAGATACGGGTCGGGGAAGAAGTTCGTCAAGATCGTATTGCTCGGCTCCCCGAACGTCGTCGGAGGGCTGAGGAACAGCTGAAGGGGGTAGTTGGTCGGCTTGACGCGCTGGCCGTAGGTAGCCGTGTTCGCCGGGTTGACATCAATGACCGTATACAGGTCCGTGATGCTCCGGAGGACAACGTTGATGTACACCTCGGAATTCTGAAGGGCGGCCAGAGGAAGCGCAACTCCGGGATTCTCGGAGAACCAAAAGTGAAGCGGAACGACGAGCTGGCGACTCCGGATGCTCGGCTCAGGAACCGTCGTCATCGGCGCGGTCGTCGGAGTGGTGGTCGGCGTAATGGCGTGCGGGTACTGATTCCGGCGATCGTAGGCATTCGCGGGGTCATTCAGCTCGGGGACGTTTCCGACCATCTGATCGACAATCTGGCGCTTGTTCCGGTCGTGGGTCATATACGAATAGAGCTTGAGCCATTCGCCGGAGAGCGTCTGGATGACCTGCCCGTTCATGCTCAGCTCCACGCGATCAATCATGTTGTAGCCGATGTTGTCAATCCACTGAAACTCGTAGCCGAGGGAGTTGGGAGCCGTCTGCGTCTGGGTTCCAGCCCCGTATCCGGGAGGAAGTGCGGCGGTTCCGAGATACTTGAGCGGAGACCAAATGTCAGGGAGCGTCAGGACGAGATAGGTATCGTGAAGCAGCTGCGCATAGCGATCAATACGACAGGAGAGAGTCTTGGTTCCCGTGGTGGAGAACTCAAGATTGGAGGCGCTGAAGCCCATGCGGATAGACTCCATGGCAAAGTTGGTATGGCGACGGTAGACGGCTCGGAAATGAGTCATGGAAGGACTTCCGTTGACCAACTCATTTTGAGCTCCGACGGCGACCAATTGGAGAAGTCCGCCCGGCATTTGTATGTACCGTGGTGAATTGTTTAGGTTCTTCTCTACAAATGCCCAAGACCCACGCTGAACTCCGCGAGGAGCATGCGGAGGACTTGAATACGTACATGGACGGGAAGCAATTGACGTTTGAGATCACTCATGCATTGGGGAAGTCTGTGGCCGACTGGCCTGTCGTCGAGAAGGAACTGGTGGTCTTTCGTGGACAACCGAAGGCGTACACCACACTTCCCACAACGGTTCCCTTTATGTCCACGTCGTACTACTTGCATATCGCCAAACGCTTTGCGGGAGACGGCGGACACACGTTCAAACTGATCCTTCAGCCCGGTGTTCGGTTTTTCGTTCCGGCTCCTGGGTCGGGCGAAGCCGAAGTGTTCGTGGAGACTGGGGCTCTCATGACGTACGGTGTCGATAAAACGGGCAAGGTCGCGAAAAAGCGCGTCAAGGATGCCGATACAGAGGAGGTTGCAAATTCGTTTGTTGTGACAGTGTCCCCGAAGCCAACAGGAGGACGGCGGCGTCAGCTTTCTTCCTCCACGAGATACACGAAACGTAAGAACAGGAAGAGGCTTGCAAGTTGGAACCCACGGATACATACCCAACGTGCGATGGAATCGTCCATGTTTACTGCTGAGAAATCGTCGCGCGGACGCCGATAGGACGGAGGGCCTGGCGTGAGACAATGTCCTTGAGATTCACGGTCTGAAACGTACCCGGAACACCCGCAGTGCCCGCGGCCCCAAGAGACGTCTCACATCCCGAGCACCAGTTGGTGACTGTGATTCCTCCAGGCGCATCTCCCCAGGCCGATGGAGCGGGGACGTGGAGAATCTGACGGATCGTCGCGTTGTTTGCAGTCGTGCTGAGATAGACGCCGTTCGTCTTGTCCTTCTGCTCGGGGGGCGTGGAATAGAACGTGGACGCAATGATCTGACGCTTCTTCCTCGTCAGGTAATCTTGGGCGGAGTTGACCTGCATTGTCTTACGCAAAGAGATTTATACGCGAGGCTCCGGAAGACTTCAAATGCGTGTCGTCCTCGTCAGCACGCACATTGATCAGACCACCGGATACTCCAAGGTTGCCCACAATCTCCTCAAGCAGGCCTCCACCCTTGCCCCTCGTGTCAAGCTTTTCCACTACGGCTTCCAGCGCCACCCGAACGCACCCAGCCACCGCAAGGCACCGGCGGGCGTCAACCAGTACGATGCGGCTGCGAACGAGGATCCCAAGGAGGAGGGCTTCGGCTTCAACAAGATCCACGACTATCTTGAGATGGTCGGCCCGGATGTCGTGATGATCTACAATGACCCCCTCATCATCCACAAGTTTGTGGAGGCGATGAAGCACGACAAGACGACGGCCACCTACAAGCTCTGGATCTACGTGGACCAGGTCTACGAGGGCATCGCCCCTCCCCTCATGAAGACGATCCGCGACCATGCGGACCGCGTCTATTGCTTCACGGAGATCTGGAAGCAGAAGTTCCTCGCCTACGGTGCCTTCCCCGACGTTCGCATCCTGGAGCATGCCGCGGATTCGACGACCTTCAGTGCGATGGCCGACGATGCACGCACGGCCTTCCGGAAGTCGCTCGGAATCCCGGCGAATGGCGTTGTGTTCCTCAATGCCAACCGCAACAGTCAGCGCAAGCGTCTGGATCTCACGCTCGCAGGCTTTGCGCGCGTCCTCAAGACCACTCCGAACGCGTATCTCATCGTCGCAACGAACGTCAACCCGCAGGCTGGCGCCTACTATGACATCCCGACCATCTTCCAGCGCGAGGCAGCCCGTCAGGGTCTGGACCAGATGGCGCTGAGCCACCTCATCCTGATTGATACGGCACCTCCGAATGTTGTGGGAGACGAGGGCATCAACCAGCTCTACAACGCAGCGGACATTGGCATCAACACCTCGGACGGTGAGGGCTTTGGTCTCTGCCAGCTGGAGCACATGCTCACCGGTGCGCCTCAGGTTGTCATGGACATTGGCAGCTATCGCACCTTCCTGGACGAGAGCACGGCGGTCTTCGTTCCTCCTGGCGATGATGTCTACTTTCCGGGGTCCATGCCCCTCGGTGGCTGGGCGCCGTCCTTTACGGCCGCCTCGGTTGCGAGTGCGATGGTCAAGGCGATTGAGACGCTCCCGGAGCTTCGGAAGGGGGTCTCGGCCTACACCTTCAAGACGTGGACGCAGGTGTGTGATGGATGGCTGGAGGATCTCCTGACGGCCTAGGGCGACTAGGGCAGCATCCATTCGACGGTCGTTGGAGTTGTGAGCGTTCCGACTCGGAGCAGGCGCTCATTGTCTTCAAATGCCGGACCATCATAGATCTCCTTGGTCTGCGGATCATACAAAAACACCATTCCCTTAATGGCCACCTTTTGGAGCTTGCGCTTGCGCTTGGTCCGATTGCGCAAATACGTCAGGTCCGTGTCGTCAGTTTTGAGACTCGGCTTGTAGGCCAAATCTTCACCTGTTGCCGTGCTGTCAAATCGCATACAGGATACCACAGGAGTCTCTTTGCTATGGAGTTTCCTGTGGAGTTCGCAGTCGACAGCTGCAGATTTGAGAAGCGTTGCGAGACGTTTCGTCGTCACATCCTTCTCAAACGAAATCTCATACAGATACTCGTCGGTGGACATGAAGATATCCGACGGGTCTCCCTCGTACCGTTTGGTCATCATGTCCGAGCGACGCACGAGCACCACGTTGTTGGAGCCCTCCGTGGACTTCGCCTGGTCTTCGGTGAAGACGGAGACGTAGAAACTGACCTTGACCGTGCGTT